ATACGCCTCTGGTTACATTCACCACAATAAAGAACTAGAGGTTCAGAACAAGGTTGGAGATCGGCTGTCTGAACTAGCTGGTAAAGACTTAGAGACCTTAGTGAACTTACTTAATGTCGAGGTAAACAAACGTACCTCCAGTAAGACAGAGTTTGAAGCTAAGAAGTGTAAGAAGTCTAAGATTGACGACAAGCAACGTGGTCTAATCAGACGCTTCCTTAATGTTAATCGCTGGATTACAGAAGACTTCTACGACATTCGAGACAAGGTTCTCGCTGACTAATAACAACGGAGACGACTTACATGGCATGGTCTTACGATCCTACAGACTTGGACACTACCACGGCCTCTGGTCGTCTCAATACAGTGCGTCTTTTAATCGGTGACACTAATACCGAAGATCAGCAAGTACAGAACGAAGAGGTCACGTTTGCTCTATCTGAGAATGGTAACAATGTTTACTACTCAGGTGCTTGGGCTGCTCGTGTTATCTCAGCTAAATACTCCCGTCAGGTAACGACACAACTAAGTGGAGCCTTAAGTGCTGATTACTCTGACCTAGCCAAACAGTATAAAGCTCTGGCAGATGACCTAGAGTACCAAGGCAAGACCGCTGGTGCTGCTGTAGGTGTTCTGGCTGGAGGTATCACCAAGAGTGGTATTGAGGCTGTACGAGCTAACACTAACCGTATCGAAGGCTCCTTCCGTAGAGATCGTTTCAAGAACCCACCAAGCTACCAAACACCTGAATACGAATAAGGAGTAAGATATGTCATTCCGCTCCTTTGACTTGCTAAACCTCGTAAGAGACTTTGGCTCAGATGTAACACTAAGGAAGACCAGTACGGCTGGAACCTATAACCCTGCTACTGGTGCAGTAGATGGTGCAGCTACCACTGACTATACCGTGAGTTCTTATTTCTTTAATTTCTCTGTGGGCCTTCCTATTGGTGACGAAGTTCGTCGTGGGTCTAGCCGCTGCATAATTCCAGCACTAGGTCTTGCTGTCGTCCCTGATGATGAAGACAAGGTTATCGGTCTTGGCAATACATACGAGATCGTGTCGGTACAAACCTTCTACAGTGATGGTGTTGCCATTTGCTATGTCTGCGAGGTTCGTGAGTAATGAGTATTCAAGCCACGATGAACGCCTTTAAAGACAAGATAGAAAACAGGGTAGCTGATGAAGTTGAGCAAAAGTTTGACGAGATAGCTTCCTACGCAGTTTATGTTGCTGTCCCTGACCAGTCTATCGACACAGGCGCTTATGTAAACTCATTTTCCATTGGACCTGCTGGTTTCGGTGGTGGACGTAGCAGAAGCTCAGACAACAAGCCCAAGAACCAGAACCCACAGGCCATGAAAGACCAAGCGTACTCTCAGCTTATTGGCGACATAGACCGTATAGACTTTGAGGCAATGCTAGAGTCTGGTAACGCTAGGTTCACTCTTAAAAATCGTGCGCCTCACGCTAGAGATGTCGAGGATGGTGCTAACTGGAAACGCTCAGGCTACCATGTCTTCACAAAGATTAGGGATAAGTTCGGATGAGTATTTATAATGACATTCGTGCCGCTCTTGAGAGCCACTTAGCTAACACCGCTGGACTACCCACTGGAATAGCCTATGAGAACGTCTCATTTGAGCCACAGACAGGCACTAGCTTCCTTAAGGTGTCCTTTGTCCCAACGTCTCGTAGACCCGCTGTACGAGGCTTAAATCCACAACAACGGTATCAAGGTGTCTTCCGTGTATTCTGTTACACACCCGAAGGTAATGGCCCCGCTACTGCTGATGATATAGCCAACAAGGTTATGACAGCCTTTGAAGCCACGACTGACATTTCTTTTACTAACGGTGAAGCTGAGACTTTCATAGTTTCCATTGACTACGCTGAGAGAGATAATGGCTTTGTAGATAGTCCGTGGTATTACACGGTAGTTAATATCGGCTGGTATATCTACTCATAAAGAAAGAACCACTATGACTAAAGCAACTAAGAATTTTGTCTACTCAGGCAAGACATACTTCATCGGAGATGAGGTTCCCGCTAATGTAGCTAAGGCTGTTGATCCTTCCTGCACGGAAAAGCCCAAGGCTAAGAAAACCACACATACTAATACTATTCTTGAAGGAGAATAAACATGGCTTTTGCACAAGGTAGCCGTTCCAGTCTCGCATACATCGCAGAGACTTCTTTCGGCACTACGCCATCTACACCCACTTTCGCTAACCTTCCTATTAACTCACACTCCTTGGACTTGACCAAAGACCGTGTTGAAGGTAATGAAATCCAAGCTGACCGTATGACACGAGTTGACCGCCACGGTAACAAGCAAGCTGGTGGCTCTATCGAAGTTGATCTTCGTAAAGGCGACTACGACGAGCTTCTGGAATCAGCTTTCTTTAACTCATACGCTACAGACGTTTTGAAGGTTGGTACTACACCCAAATACTTCACAATGGAAGATGCAGCTAACGACATCGCTCAGTTCCGTTTGTTCACAGGTTTGGCTGTATCTACCGCCAGTTTCTCCATTGCCCCTAACCAGATGGTCACAGCGACTTTCGACATGGTTGGCAAAGGTATGACACAGGCTGGTACAACAGGTTCCACTGGTGGCTCCCCAACACCATCGTCCACTAACGCACCTTTCGATAGCTACTCAGGTACTATTACAGATGGTGGCTCAGGCATTTCCATCGTTACTGCGATTGACTTTAGCCTAGCTAACTCCCTCGCCCCTACTTTCGTAGTTGGTGCTGATAACGCACAATCCCTTGAATTTGGTCGTGCTGTTGTTGAAGGTACAATGACAGTTTACTACGAAGATGAAACACTCATCAACAAGTTCTTGAATGAAACCGAAAGCTCAATCAGCGTATCTGTTGATGATCCTACAGGTGCAAACACATACACATTTGAGTTCCCTCGTGTAAAGTATAATGGTGCGTCTGTACCTCTTCAAAACCCTCAGTCTCGTCTGATTACATTGCCATTCGTTGCACTGTACGACAGCGTTGAAGGTACTAACTTGAAGATGACCCGCACATCGTAATCCCTAGCTAGGGTAGAGCGGGGGTTTCTGTCGGGTGAGGCTCCCGCTCACTTCTACCAATCACCTGACACAATCTCGACAACACATCATAAGGAATCCCGATATGGACTTGATGAACATTGGTACTACAAAAGAAACTACAGATGTAACCCTGTACAACCCCATTAACTCTGAAATCCTAACTAATGAGGATCGTTCAGAGATGACCATTACAGTACATGGGCCATACTCGAAGAAATACAAAACTATCTCTCACGCTCAACAGAACCGCCGCTTGATGAAAGCGCAACGGACTGGTGGTAAGCTCAACCTCACTGCTGAGGAAATTGAAGCATCCGCATTAGACCTTATGGTTAAGTGCGTGAGTGGATGGAATATCACTCTTGGTGGTGAACAACCAGATTGCACAGAAGCTAAGGTACGAGAAGTGTTTGAAGCACTCCCTTGGGTTCGTGAGCAAGTGGATGCTGCCTTGGGTGATGCTCAGGCTTTTTTGGACAAGTAAGGGCTGAACTTGAGGAGTACGCTGAGTATTCCTTTAAGATGGGTAGGAAGGTCTCAGGTAGTAAAGGCAAAGCTACTGAGGCCGACCACCTAGCCCAAGTCGCCAAACAGTTAGGCAAAGAACTAGCAGAGGTTGAACAAGCTAATGCTGATGCAATCTTCCCTGACGTAGCTTCCCACTTATGGTCTACCTTTATAGAACTACACGATGGTAGAACTTACGGTATGAGTGGCCCTAACCCAATATCTTACGACATCATTAAAGCATGGTGTGATATTACAGGTGTAGACCTTTCCCCTTGGGAAGTTACTATTATAAAGTCTCTGGACAACCTCTGGATTAAAACTACTGGCGAGGAAGCAAATGGCTGATCTTATTCAAATCCAATATGAAGTCGTTGACAAGGGTAAGTCTCTTAAAACGGCTCTTACTGGTGTTGAGAGAATGGAGAAGTCTCTAGCTAAACTATCTAAGGAGATAGTCGCTGGAACTGTGACTCAGGATCGTCAAACGAAGGCACTTATAGCTTACGGAAGAGAGCTAAAGAGACTTACTGGAATGACAGGCAATCAGGCTTACGGTGCTGTCGTCAAGTATAAGAACGCTATGGTTAATCAGACTGTAGCTCAAAACAAAGCTGCTGAATCCGCTCAGAGACTCGCAAGGGTACAAGAGTATTTGACTGTGAGGCAAGAGAGGTCAACTTTTGCTACACAAAAGCAAAATGCTGCGTTGCATCAAACCAAGAACAGAATGAATGGCTCAAACATGGCTATTCAACAGATGGGTTATCAGTTCGGTGACTTTGCTGTACAGGTGCAAGGTGGAACAAGTGCATTTGTCGCGTTTAGTCAACAGGCTTCTCAGTTAGTCGGTATTCTACCTATGATTGCTGGCCCCCTAGGATTAACCGTTGGTGCTGCTGTGGCCTTATCTGCTGCTCTTGGTGTCATAATTCCTATCGGTTCAGCGGTGGCAAGAATGTTCTTTGACATGAAGGGTGGCGTAGATAAATCCGAAGATTCATTGGATAAATTAACCTCCGCACTAAATGATTATAAGAGTGCCGCTAAGTTAGGTCTGATGAGTACGGAGGAGCTTAGGGAGGAGTTTGGCTCACTGGGAGACCAGATGAAAAGACTTGCGGGGTTTTTTCAAAGTGTTGCTGTAAGCAGGGCGTTGGAGACCTTGACTACAGATACATCCCTGTTCAATCAAGAGCTTTCTGATGCAGCCGCTCTTATAAAGAGCCTCGAGGGTCAAATTGCCAATATTGCACCTACAGAAGAAGAAATTAAGTTCTTTAGTGCTGAGGAAATGCTGAGAGCTAATGAAGCTATGGGTGTACTTCAAGATAAAATAGACAGCACTGGCGAATCTCTAAAATTACTTCCTTCCCAGATAAATATTTTGAACGATGCACTTTCTGCTGTAAACAAATCTCAGTCAATAGAGGAGATAAGAGATACCTCCCTTGCGGCACTTAAGGTTATAGAGGGCATGAACTTTGAATTTGGGAAGGTTCCGCCAGAGATAACTAAAATTGTTGCTAATTTAGAGAATGTGGTCGGAACTTCCGCAAGGGCAACGGCTGAGGCCGTTAATATGAAGGTTGCGTATGATGATGTCTTAGGTTCTGTAGAAGGTATAGCCGCAGCAGAAGCGGCTAGGCTTGCCCTAACACAAGTTGGAGACTCAGGTTATGCTGGGGGTCGTGGCGGAGACCCAAGGGATTTCACTAATTTAGATGAGTTTAGAAAACAGCTTAAAGGTGTAACAAAGGAAACTAAGAACTTAAAGACGGGTATGACAGATGCCGAAAGTGCTGCTGAGAAACTTCGTCAGGAACTAGAACGCCCAATGGTTAATGCCATTGAATCAGTATCTAATGCCTTCGGTGACTTCATAGCTGGTGGCCTAAGAGACTTCAAGAGCTTCGCTAGTTCTATCGTAAGTTCCTTCAAGTCGATGATTGCACAGATGATTGCAACTGCCGCTCGTAACAAGATTATGTTGTCGTTGGGCTTAGGTGGATCAGGGTTTGCCGCTCAAGCTGCTGCTGGTCAAGTCGCTGGTGTTGGTGGTAATTCTTTCGGTGGCCCTCTTGGGAGTATGATAGGTAGCTTTGGCGCTGGCGGAGGTTTTGGCGGTGGCACAGGTCTACTTGGTGGCATTGGTGGTATTGCCAGTGGAATGAGTGGTATTTTCAGTGGCGGTGGCCTTAGTGCATCATTTGCTAACCTTGGTGGGCTAATGAGTGGGTCTGTTGGTGGCATGGGTGCTATAGGCGCTGCAATTCCAGCTATTGCCGCTGTAGCTGTAGTCATAGGTCTCTTCACTAAGAAAACCAAGCTCCTCGACAGTGGCCTGAGAACTACTGTTGAAGGCTTTGACGTAGCCATAGAAACCTTCAAGAAGACACAGAGCAGTCGTTTGTTTGGACTACTGAAAGGTAGTAAGGTAACAGCCTACGAAACTGCAAGTGCAGAGGTTGCTGACCCACTCATTGAAGGTATCGGTAACATACAACAAAGCATAGTTGATGCCGCCGATACTCTAGGTATTGGTGCAAATGCTTTCGATGACTTTAGCTACCAGTTCAAGCTGTCTCTCAAGGGTCTATCAGAAGAAGAGTCTCTCGTTGCTATCCAGAAAGAGTTTGCCAACATCTCTGATGCAATGGCTGACCTTGTACCTCGGCTTGAAGAATTTAGAATTGAGGGTGAAACGACAACACAAACTCTAGCGAGGTTGTCGAGTGATCTTTCTGCGGTAAATTCAGCTTTCGCTAATCTCGGTCGTACTGCACTTAGTGCTTCGATTGATGCTGCTGCTGCTGCAAGTCGTCTCGTTTCCGCTGCGGGTGGTCAAGGTTCTTTCGTATCTAAAACTCAAACACTAGTTAGCAACTTTCTTGACCCAAGTGAACAACTTGATTTTTACCAGAAGAAGCTGGTGCAAGAGAGTCAATTTGGTTACGTCCCCCCTGAGCAAGAGGTCAAGCGTATCTTCAAAAGTGGTACTATGGAG